CTTTCCCCATTGAGAAGAGCTGACACTGGTTGCTTTCACTCTCCCAAAGCTAATGTGTGCCATGTTGCAGGTACATGTTGGTTAGTTTCTAAAGTATCAATAATCTTGAGAGCTTCTTGCATCTGCGCTATTTTTGCGACTTTCTTTTCGTCAAACGCAAATATGTTGCTACGCTCAAGCGTTTCTAATTCTTTCTTGGTTGCGTTCCACAGCCTGTACTTAGCTTGTGCGTGTTGACTCGGCGTGACTGTGCGTTGGAAGGGTATCTTGCGCTTTGCTTTTGCTTTGTGCGGTAACGCCATGAACGCATCATGTATGGGTTGTTTAATCCTCGCAGGCACCCAATCAGTCCAATGCTCGCCGTTGTTGGGTATGTGTGAGCCCTTGGCTGAGTCATTCTTCTTGCGTGCCAGTTGTATGGGCGTGCACTCAAGGTTTGACTTGTGACCTGACAAAACATTATTGAGCTTTTCCATGACAGCAATGTATGCATCAAACGCTTCGACACGCTCATCGTCCGTCAGGTCGTAAGCACGCCCAACCTTGGCGTTGTTCAGTTCATACTGCAAGGGCTTCATGAGGTGTGCCCACTCTGCCTTGCGATGCGTTCGTGCAATGCGTGCCACGCGTATGGTTTCTTTCATCGCCGCAACATCGTCCTTGATCTGACGCATCTCACTTGGGTGCAGCTTACGCTTGAGCAGATGCATGTGCAGTTGGGACGAGGTGAGCTTGAGGTAACTTTCGTACATGATTATTGATCCTTTAAAGTTGCTGTACGGATAGTTTAACAGGTTGCGTCCGTGTGTACAAGAAACTGGACGAGAGGGTCACACGCTGGAGAACCGCGTGGTTGTTGGTGTTGCACTAAAAGCTGTCTTGCTATATGCCTTTTTCCACACGAGCTAAAAGGCTTGGAAGAAAAAGTCCGCAAAAGAAAATAAATGCACACCCTTACAGAGATACTTATATATATATATAAATAATAATAAAAAGATATATATATTGACCGAAAAAAGCGCATCGCTAGTATTGATGCGGCTTGCGGGGTGTCTGTACGCTGTTCCATTGTTGTGTACACACGGACATCGTTAAAAAACATGGTTTGTACCCTTCAATAATCTTAACAATGGGGAATCGTTCCCCATTCAGCAGAATAAGTCGAGTTGGTGCATGCCATTCTTCCATTGCTCGTACTCCTGTTGTGTGTTGAATACCATGCCGCGCAGATGTAATGCACCTTTGCGGAACACATGGACTTGATGGTGTGAGCCGTAGCTGATTGTTTGCATATGGTAGTCACGACCACGAATGGTGATGATGCCGATCTCTTTGGTGATGGGTTGGATGAGGTTACGCATGGTGTTCTCCTTATGGGCGTGCTGAAATCATTTGAAAGCCACTGGCGCTGAGCTTGTCCCAGTAGTGCTGTGCTTCCTCGATTGATGGGCAGTCGATGCGGACTGTGTTGCTGATGGATGTGCGAAAGTAGATTGTTTGCATGATTAACTCCTAGGTTGGACAAGATTTGAAACAGCGGGCAAGCCTCACGCTTGCACCGCCATGGAAGAACGGGGAAGCTTTCCCCATTGTGATTATTGAAATGTGATGTTGGAACGAAGCGCAGTCATCAAAGCGTTGAACTGCTTGGCATCGATGCCAGACTCAATAATCTTCTTGGTCAGATCGTTGACCAACTTGGTTGGCGCTTCGACTTTGCCTGACGACTTCTTAGCACCACAGATGAATGTGAGTGTGTTGCTGAGTGTGCGCTTGCAGGCTTCGTAGTTCTTGGCATCGCTGTCCAACACCTTCGTGCCTTTAGCCTTGCCTTCGCCATCAACGACAGCGACCTCGTACACCTGAGCGAACACGGGAAGCAACGCCTTGCGGACTGTGTCCCACGACTTGCGTGCGAACTCCTTCTTGAGTGCGTTGCGTGCAACCTCCGCTTCGAGCTTGGACTCGTGTTCCTTGCGAATGGCTACGACTGACTTCTTGATTGCTTGTGACATGGTATCTCCTAAGTGGATTGAATGGGGAACCTTTCCCCGTTGTTGGGTCAGCACTATTGCTAATCAACACTTTCAGTATCCATATGGGGGGTTTTGAACAGGTCGTTTTGGGATTGGCGAAACCCCACCCACCCCCCACCTCCCATACAGATGTCGGAGTCCCGTAGCGCACATGAACACTGTTCCACACCCGCAAATCCAATTTTTCAAAATCTCAAACCAAATACCCCACCCCCCAAAAAATTTCTAAAAAATTCCAAGGTACCATGTCAAACGTTGGACACGGCACAATAAAAAAAGCCCCAGCGGTTTAGGCCGGGGCTAAGGAGGAGCAAACCTCAAGGAGAAGCAACAGAACAAAAACTTGCACCATTGCCGAAAAGAAGTGTACACTAACACCAACGAGGCAACAAGTGCAACGCCAGCACTAACCCTACGCAATGCTTGAACATCTGATTAACGGCGAGTTTCATCCAGACGTGGTCGACGCCACGGCGGCGGTGCTGTCTTTTGAAAAAGCAGACCCGACCACAACAATCGACGCCAAAGTCAAAACGGCGCAGTGGCTCAAAGATTTAGAGCTTGAGGACGAAGAGATTGAGTCCAAGGCTGAACAAGAGTCCGCCCGTAAGTCTTTTGCAAGCCTAGTCACAGGCCAGCCTGTGGGCAATACGCAACAAGCGCTAGCTAATTTAAAGACCCCCGCTGCGGTACAGCACTTGGTGGGAATGCTCACAGCCTATGACTGGGCGTTTGTGGAGCAGGCCAAGGAGCTCAGGGGCTTTGCAGTAGCCAAGATTTTGGAAGAGGTCGAGCACCCAGACGCGCGCATACGCCTCAAAGCGTTGGACATGCTGGGTAAAGTGACTGAAGTGGCGCTATTTACTGAGCGCGTCGAGGTCAAGAAGACCGAGATGTCAGATGTGGAGCTTGAGAACCGCATCAAAGAGAAGCTCAACAGGTTCATGGGTGTGATCGACGTCGTCGATGTCTCGGAAGACAAGCCTGATGAAGCCTGAGAACTTCACAACACTCAGTAAGTTAGAGCTGGAAGCCATGGCCAAGGCTCTGCCGCATATGACGCTGGCAGAAAAGATGGAGCTGTTCCAAGATTTGGAGCTGCGCGAACAACGCGCCAGCCTGCAAGCGGCCAAAACAAACATGTTGGGCTTCGCCCAGTCCGTGTACCCCGGCTTTAAGATCGGTCCGCACCACAGGAAGCTCGCCAAAATCTTCACCGACGTGGTCGAGGGTAAGAAAAAGCGCGTGATTATCAACATCGCGCCACGTATGGGTAAGTCTGAGTTCAGCTCATACCTGTTCCCTGCGTACTTCCTAGGTAAATACCCTAATAAGAAGATCATCATGGGCACGCACACTGCGGGTCTGTCTGAGGACTTCGGTCGGCGCGTGCGAAACTTGATTGAGTCGGAGGAGTACCGTGAAGTTTTCCCCCAAACAATGGTGGCAGACGACCAGAAGGCTGCTGGTAAATGGTCTACAAGTGCTGGCGGTCAGTATTATGCTGCTGGTGTCGGCGGCGCTCTTGCTGGTCGTGGTGCTGATCTGTTCGTTATTGATGATCCTCACTCGGAGCAAGATGTTAAGTCAAACTCTCGACTGGCTTTTGATACCGCATGGTCGTGGTTCCAGACAGGACCGCTACAACGCTTGATGCCGGGCGGTGCGATCATTGTGATTATGACCAGATGGTCGCTGTTAGACCTGACTGGGCGCTTGATTGACTACCAAGCAAGGAACCCTGACGCAGTTCCATGGGAGATTGTGGAGTTGCCGGCCATCCTGAACGAGGATACCCCCGAAGAGAAGTCACTTTGGCCTGAGCAGTGGCCACTGGCGTCCCTTAAAGCTACAAAAGCGTCGCTGGATCCAAGGTATTGGAACGCGCAGTACATGCAGCAGCCCACATCTGAGAACTCTGCCATCGTTGGGCGCAAGATGTGGCGTATTTGGGAGCAAGAAGACCCGCCACAGTGCGACTACATCATCCAGTCATGGGATACGGCGTTTGAGACCAAGAATAACTCAGACTACAGCGCCTGCACCACATGGGGCGTGTTCTATAACGAGGAAGAGAAGGACGCGGCGCAGATTATTCTGCTCGATGCGTTCAAGGACAGGATGGCGTTCCCAGAACTCAAGCAGATTGCGCTCAAACACTACAAAGAGTGGGAACCAGACGCGTTCATCGTGGAGAAAAAGGCCGCTGGCGCACCGCTGATCCAAGAACTTCGGGCCATGGACATCCCCGTGCAGGAAACAAACCCTAGCCGTGGCAACGACAAGATGGTACGATTAAACGCAGTGTCTGACTTGTTTGCTTCCGGCATGGTGTGGGCTCCCGATACTAGGTGGGCACGGGAAGTGATCGAAGAGATGGCGGCTTTCCCAGTTGGAGAGCATGACGACTTCGTGGATACAACGACACAGGCGCTGCTGCGCTTCAGGCAAGGCGGCTTTATCAGTTTGGACACGGACGCGAAGGATGACATTCAATACTTCCGCCGTAAGAAGTACGAATACTACTAGGAATACACATGGCAACGAACATCGACAAAGCGCTGTACCAGCAACCCACTGGCATCGAAGAGCTGGCGCAGGACGAATCCCCCTTGGAGATCGAGATCGTTGATCCCGAAGAAGTCAACATTGGTATTGATGGGATGGAAATCCAGATCAAGCCCAGTAAAGACGAAGAAGAAGAAGGCTTCGGTGACAACCTTGCCGAGTACATGGACGACGGCGCTTTGCAGTCTCTGGCTGGCGACTTGGTGTCTGATATTGACAACGACAAGGGCTCACGCAAAGAGTGGGAGAAGACTTACGTTGATGGTCTGAAGCTCTTGGGTCTGCAGATTGAAGAGCGCACCGAGCCATGGCAAGGCGCTTGCGGGGTGTTCCACCCAATGATTACAGAAGCCGTGGTGCGCTTCCAAGCTGAGACGATTACCGAGACATTCCCAGCCCAAGGCCCCGTGCGTACCAAGATCATTGGTAAAGAAACGCCAGAGATTAAAGAGAAGGCGGCCAACGTTGAAGATGACATGAACTATGAGCTGACGGAAGCCATGACAGAGTACCGCTCTGAGCATGAGCGCATGCTCTGGTCACTGCCAGCCACAGGCTCTGCGTTCAAGAAGGTGTACTACGACCCGTCGCTTGGCCGTCAGGTGTCGATGTTCATCCCCGCAGAAGACATGCTCCTGCCCTATGGCGCAACCGACTTGGACATTTGCCACCGCGTCACGCACGTCATGCGCAAGACCAAGAACGAGATCGTCAAGCTCCAGCAAGCTGGGTTTTATTTGGACATTGAGCTGCCTGACGCGCCCAAAGACCGCACTGACATTCAGAAAGCCAAGGACAAAGAGACTGGCTTTAACGACCTGAACGATGACCGCTACACCATCTATGAGTGCCACGTTGACTTGAACCTTGAAGGGTATGAGGACGTGGACGACGAAGGTGAAGAGACCGGCATCATGTTGCCATACGTTGTAACCATCATTAAAGGCACAAATGACATTCTGTCCATACGCCGCAACTGGAATGAAGACGACGATCTTCGACTCAAACGCCAGCATTTTGTCCACTACCAGTACATCCCCGGTTTTGGAGCATATGGTTTTGGCCTCTTCCATCTCATCGGCGGTTTTGCCAAGTCGGCCACTAGCCTTATGCGTCAATTGGTTGACGCAGGAACGCTATCTAATCTTCCGGGCGGTCTCAAATCCAGAGGCCTTCGGATTAAAGGTGATGACACGCCCATTGCCCCGGGTGAGTGGCGCGACGTCGACGTAGCGTCTGGCAACATCAGGGACAGCATCCTGCCCCTGCCGTACAAAGAGCCAAGTCAAACCCTGTACAACCTGTTGCAGAACATCGTTGACGAAGGCCGCCGGTTTGCAGCTACTGCGGACATGAAGGTCTCTGACATGAGCGCTAATGCGCCTGTCGGTACAACGCTGGCTTTGCTTGAGCGCCAGCTCAAGGTCATGACTGCTGTTCAGGCTCGTGTGCACTTTGCCTTGAAGCAAGAGCTAAAACTCTTGAAGAACATCATTCGGGACTACACAGACCCAAGCTACACGTACGATCCAGCGTACGGCACGCGTAAAGCGAAGAAGGCCGACTACGACTTGGTGGACGTAATCCCCGTGTCAGATCCCAACGCTGCGACCATGTCTCAGCGCGTTGTCCAGTACCAAGCAGTCATTCAGATGGCGCAAATGGCGCCGGACATTTACAACTTGCCAGAGTTGCATCGCGGCATGCTCAATGTCTTGGGCATCAAGAACGCGGAAAAGCTGGTGCCGATCGAAGACGACATGCGTCCTATCGACCCCGTGCAAGAGAATCAGAACGTTCTCAAAGGCAAGCCCGTCAAGGCGTTCCTGCACCAAGATCACCAGTCGCACATTCAGGTGCACATGATGCTCTTGCAAGACCCAATGATCCAGCAGTACATTGGTCAGAACCCACAGGCGCAGAAGATCATTGGCGGTATCACAGCCCACATCGCAGAGCACGTAGGCTTCAAGATGCGCCAGCAGATCGAACAGCAGTTGGGCATGCCCCTGCCTCCCGAAGACGACAAGTTGCCACCACAGGTTGAGATTGCCCTGTCGAGCATGATGGCTCAAGCGGCTAATCAGGTGCTCCAGCAGAACCAAGCTCAGGCTGCCCAACAACAAGCTCAGCAACAAGCCCAAGACCCCGTCTTGCAGTTACAGATGCAAGAGCTTCAGATCAAGCAACAAGAGCTTCAGCTCAAAGCGCAAAAGCTGGCTATTGACGCCGCTATTGCTGCAGATAAGCAAGAGTTGGAAGAGCAAAAAGTCAGTGGTCAACTGGAGCTTGACGCCCTGCGCGTTGGTGCACAGATCAACGAGAGCAAGAGCAAGCAACAGTTTGAACAAGAACGTGCCGGCGTCCAGATGGGCGCTGACATCGCAAAGAGTAAAGCCCAGATGGATTTACAAGCGCGAACTGCTGCGCTCCAACATAGCAGCAAAAAGGGAACACCTAAAAAATGATCCAAGACTTCGCACACGTATTGCGCGACAAATTACGTACTGACATGAACAACTACGCTGACGACTTGGCTGGTGGTGCGTGTCGTTCCTTTGAGGAATACCAAAAACTCTGCGGGATTATTTCAGGTCTAGCTCTCGCAGAGCGTTATTTACTTGACCTGCTACAGAAAGTCGAAGATGCAGCCAACAACTGAATCTGGTTTAATCTTGCCCCCGGGCATTAGCTTGCCCAAACACATTCAACAGGTTGACAAACCCGAAGAAGGTGCTGATGAAGAAACTAAAGCAGGTGCGCTGCCAACCCCCACGGGCTGGAAGTTACTCTGCATTGTGCCCGAGGTCGATGCAAAGATCGCTGGCACATCACTGGATCTCGTGAGAGATACCGCCACACTGCGCCAAGAAGAGCACGCCACCACGGTGTTGTTTGTATTGCGCGTGGGCCCCGACGCGTACAAAGACCCTGCCAAGTTCCCCAACGGAGCGTGGTGCAAACAGGGCGATTTCGTACTCGTTCGTACTTACTCTGGCACAAGATTCAAAATCTTTGGCAAAGAGTTCCGTCTCATCAACGATGACCAAGTTGATGCTGTTGTGCAAGACCCTCGCGGCCTGACCCGCGCTTGAAAGGAAAAATATGCCCGATCAATACAAGTTCCCTGACGAAATCGAAGATAAAAAGACAGGCGATGTCGATTTTGAAATCGAAGGCGAAGGTGAAGTAGACATCGAAATCGAAGACGACACACCTGAGCGTGACAGAGGCCGCAAGCCCCTAGAGCGCGAAGTTGCTGACCCGACTGACGAAGAAATCGAGTCTTATTCAGACAAAGTCAAAGGACGCATTAAAGAGCTGACACACGCCCGTCACGACGAGCGCCGTATCAAAGAAGCCACGATGCGTGAGAAACAAGAGCTGGAGCGTCTTGCACAGCAGTTGATTGAGGAGAACAAACGCCTCAAGCAAAACGTTTACACAGGACAAGAAGCGATCATTGAAGGTGCGAAGTCTAAAGCCGAGTCTGAACTCGCTATGGCACGTCGCAAACTCAAGGAAGCCCAAGAGTCCTTTGATACTGACGCCATCATTGAAGCTCAAGAAGCTGTGATGGACGCTAAAATTAGGTTTGAACAAACAAAGAATTTTCGACCAACCCCTTTACAGGAAGAAAATTTTGCGGTACAAACGCCACAAGCCCAACCTGCAAGGGTTGAGCCCGACGAAAAAACTCTGCGCTGGCAGGCAAAAAACCAGTGGTTCGGGCAACAAGGGTTTGAGGAATACACCAGCTACGCACTAGGGCTGCACCAAAAGCTAGTCACAAACGGAGTGGACCCCCGCTCTGCTGAATACTTCGAGCAAATTGACGCTCGCATGAAGTCAACGTTCCCTGATCTTTTTGGTCAAAGCGGAGACAAGCCAAGGTCTGGTGAGGTTCAAAAGCGACCTACAACAGTGGTGGCCTCTGTGTCTCGTTCTACGAGCGCAGGAAAAATCAAGCTAACGACAACGCAGGTTGCGTTGGCGAAGAAATTAGGTTTAACCCCGCAGCAATACGCTGCACAAGTAGCGAAATTGGAGAACTGAAATGGCTGAAACTATTGACCGTAAAAATCGTGATCTGACGACACGCGAAAAATCTGTCCGTGCTGTATACGTACCGCCGACAAACTTGCCTGATCCAACGCCTGAACCCGGGTATGTGTATCGCTGGGTAGCGACTCACGTTATGGGCCAAGCGGAAGTGACCAACGTATCGCGCAAAATGCGTGAAGGTTGGGAGCCGGTGAAGGCAGAAGACCATCCGGAATTGATGATGGTGGGGAACGAAAAGACTGGGAACGTGGAAATTGGTGGCCTCATGCTTTGCAAGATGGCAGCCGAGAAAGCCAGAGCCCGGGATGAGTACTACAACCAGCAAGCTCAAAACCAGATGGAATCAGTTGACAACAACTTCATGCGACAAAATGATCCACGTATGCCGCTGTTTGCCGAACGCAAGTCGACAACAACGCGTGGTGGATTTGGTTCTGGTTCTAAATAAACTTAGGAGTCCTTAAATGGCATCTACCGCTTCTCCCTACGGCCTTCGTGCCGTGAATGAGTTGGGCGGCCTACCATACGCTGGTAGCACCCGTACCTTCTTGATCGACCCCGCTGGTTACAACACGAACATTTTCAATGGTTCGATCGTTGCTTTGAACACCAACGGCTACCTCAACATCGTCACCACAAATGGCGATAACAGCACACCATTCCCAGCAGGCACAATCGGCGTTTTCGTCGGCTGCTCCTTTGTGAATGCACAAGGTCAAACCATGTACTCACAGTACTACCCCGCTAACACCACTGGTGTTGTGGAAGCGTACGTGATTGATGACGACCGCGCTGTTTTCCAAGCACAAGCTGACGGTTCTTTGACCCAAGCTGCCTTGGGCGCAAACATCTATTTGGCTGCTGTTCAGAGCACATCTACTGGTTCTACAACCACAGGTAACTCAAACACTGCTTTGGATGCTTCTACCGCCGCGACCACATCTGGTTTCGCTTTCCGCATCGTTGGTTTTGCAAATGTTCCCGGCTTCTCGCAAGTTGGCGACCAATTCACCGACGTGTTGGTTAAGTTCAACCCCGGTGCTCATTCATACTCTAACGCCA